TACAGAGATTTAATAAAAAGTTCAAAAGAAATCATTACAAAAAGGATTAACCCATGCCAAAACCTTTTGAGGATTGTATAAAAAATGGTGGCAAAACAAGAATTAAGAAATTAAAGAATGGCAAGTATATGAAAATATGCTACTTAAACGGTAAGTCTTACCCTGGTGAAGTTAAAGAGAAAACGTCACATTATAAGAAGGATTAATCATGGCCTATAAAAAGAAATCTACAGTAAGTCATTATAAAACAGATCAAACAATAGATAAAACTAAAGAAATTGAACTCGATTCTTGTGTTAAGTTTGTTGTTAGTAACTGGGAAGATTGGGATTCTCATTGGTCTAATAAGATGAGTGAGTTTGAAGATTATTACAATAGATGGATAGGTAAGCCACCTAAACGTGATGAAGAATGGCAGAGTAATTTCAATAAAAAGTTAAGTTGGCAAGCTGAAAAAGCTTTAGTGGCTAGATTTCATACAGCGTTATTTCCAACGTCAGCACCTATTGAATATGATGCAACAGAAACAGTTGACGAGTTACAAGGTATATTAGGAAAGTCTATCGTAGCTCATTGGTTTAAGGTGGGTAAGTTTTCAGTTGAATTTTTAAGAAGTATGAAAAGTGCTGCTATTTATGGAACAGGGTTATTTGAAGATGACTGGTATGTTAGAAAAGAAAAAGTATTTGAGAAGAAAGAAGAAATGATTGATGATTTTCGTCCTTCAGTAGATGGTGATACAGGTAAATTTGTTCTTGACGAAGATGGTAACGTAGTTAATCAAAAGGTAGGGTCAAGAAAAAAACTAAGTGAAAAAAACAAGATGGAAATAGTTGAAGATAGATATAGGGTAAGGAAAGCTAATGTATTTGCATGGAGAGTACACCCTAAGAAATTAAATGATGAAGATAACTTTCCTGTAATTAAACAGGAGTTTATTAGTTATGATGATTTAGTAAAGATGGAACAAGAGTTTATTAAATACGGGGTTACAAATGGTTTTGAGAATATGGACAAAATCAAAGAGGATAACTTTACAGCTAAAGATGGTGATATAGATAGACATTTTAAAGATGGGTCTGGTAAGAAAGATAAGAAAAATAAAGATATTGAGATTTTAAGTTATTGGGGTTTATATTCTGATTCAGAAGCAAAGGAATCTGAGCCATCGTGGATAATGGTTGTAAATAGAAAGTTCAAGTTAAGATTATCAAAGAATCCATTTTGGCATAAGAGGCCACCATTGTTTCATATTAAATGGACAGAAGATGAAAAGCCATCGTATTATGGAATAGGGTTGGTACAAATAGGTAGAGATGCAGAAGATAGAGCGAATACTGTTGTTAATATCCGTACAGATGAACGTAGGAAGAATATTAAGGGTGGTGGTTGGTATAATGCACTTGATAAGAAAATAAAGAAAATACATTTACATAATAACGTGCCAGGTTTATATAAACCATGTAGTGACGTTACTAATGCAGTTCGACTTGACATTCCTGTTCCTTCAACACCAGACGATTATAAAGAAGAAGAAATTTCAGTAAACGATCATAGAGAAATTACTGGTGCAACTACATCGTTACTTCCTGTTGCTGATGAAAGAAAACAACATGATACCTTAGGTGGTATGCAGTTGTTGGTAGGTCAAGCTGCAGCTAGATTAAAACCTGATTTAATGATGATGGAAATGCAAGGTATTCGTATGATGGCAAATAGAGCGTTTCTTTTATCACGACAGTTTTATACTCAATCTAAAATGATTGAACTTATGGCATCTCAAGAAGAACGTAACAAACATAATATAGATAAGATGTATGAACTTACACCTGGTGAGATAGTCGGTAAGATGAATTTTTATTGTACTGGATTATCTGAGTCAATAGATAAAGCACAGAATATAGATAAGTTGTTAAAGTACGCAGAGGTAACTGGAAAGATACCAGCAATGCAGGCTATTACAAATTATCAGAATATAGCGAAACGAATAGCGTTATGGTTGGGGTTTGAAGATATAGAGGATTTTGTTGAAATGAATCCTGACAATCCATATCAACCACCACAGCCACAACCTCAACCGATGGGATTGCCAGGACAACCACCAGGAATGCCTGGGGGAATGCCACCTGGAATACCACAGGGATTACCACCTGGTATGCCACCACCTGGGATTCCACAAGGAATTCCACAGTTGCCAATACCACAAGGTGTTCCGTTACCACCACAGGGAGTGCCACAGGGAGTTCCTCAGGGAATGCCACAATCGCCAGGAGGATTACCACCTGAGATTTTACAGATGATAGTACAAAGTATATTAAAAGGTAGACAGTAAAAAAACAAATGCCCGAATAACCGATACGAGTAGTCGTTAAGGCTTCGGCAACAAACAAGGAGAAGGAAAAATGAAAAGAACACATAATATAAGCTGGTTGTATTTTTTAAATAATAAAGGTGAACTTCCACCTACACCAGATCCGGAACCGAATTCAGAATCACAACCTGATCCTGATAGTTTACCTAATGTTACTCCTGACCCTAATGCTATGCCGGCATCAGAACCAGGTGCGTTTGATTCATTCGTAGAGAAAAAAGGGTTTAAGAATAATGATGCTGTCGCTAAAAGTTATGAAGAAATTGAAGCTGCACATCATCGAACGTCAAATACATTCAATACAGTAAAGCAACAACTAGAAGGCGCAGGATATACAGTAGACGAAAAAGGAAATGTTGTACAAACAGGACAACCACCTTTGCAACAGCCACAGCAACCGTATCAACAGCAAGCTGAACCTGTTTATGATCCTTATACTGGACAAGCAATTACTGACCCAATAGCGTTACAGTTAGCACAAATGCCTGTTGGGCAAAGAGAAGCGTTTATATTTAATGCAATGGCAGATCAAAGAGAAAAATTAACAAATTCATCTTTTAAGGCTGAACAAGAAATAATAAATAGTCCAGCTGCGAAAGGGTTTGAACAAGATGTTAAAAACGTAATGATGCAAGTACCTTTACAGCAAAGAGCTAATAAAGAATCGTGGGAACGTGCTTTGTTTGAAGTTAAAGGACGACGATATGATAATGATAGACAGAATTGGGGAAAACAAGGTGTAGATGATTTTATTAATAAAGAAGGCGCACAGGGATTACCACCGTCAGCAGGTGGCGGTGTATCTGTTAAATTAACAGCAGAACAAGAAACAACGTATAAATGGTATCAAGACAATAGACCTGGTACGTTTAAAGATAAAGCACATTTTTTAAAAGCTAACACCCCAACAGGGGGAAGATAAGGAATAACAGTTGAACGAATTACATCCATCAAAGACGGCTAGAAGTGGGAACATACTATCAAAGGCAGTAACTCGTGGAGTTAATGCTGATTTGGGACCGTTCTCTGCTAGTAAAGAAGTATGGTGTCGTCAATGTGGGTTTAGGTGTAATCTTGAAAGAGATGCACGTAATATAGATGAGTTTGCAGGAGAAACAATAGGTAAAGGATTTACAATAACAGATCACGATTATGACGCTCCTGGTGAAGACCTTGACTACGATGGCACAAGCAGGACAACGTCAGATTTAAGTGAAGAATTATCCAATGGTTCATTTGAAGATTGGACAGCAGGAAGCCCAGATGACTGGACTCTTTCAGGTTCTGTAACAGAAACTACAACATCAGGATATTATGATTATGATGGTGGGGTGACTAGTTGCGAAATAACAAGAGATGGTTCTGATATATCCCTGTCGCAAACCGAAGCAACTCCCTCTAATTTTAACAGCAACGATATTGTTTTTAGGGCAAGAGTCAAGAGCGGTGTTAATGAAGTAATCCGATTACAAGTTGACATTAACGGTACATCGTATTATTCACATTACAATATTGCACAGCAAAGATTTCAAGAATTATCAATAAACCTAAAATGTCCAGCAACTGTAAGTTCCTTAACTGTATATATTCTAGCGGACTCGGTAGATGACACAGCGTATGTTGATAGTGTTATTTTAGCGAGGTCAGGTAACCCGACTACTGTAACTGCTTCCGCTGGTTGTCCTCATTGTAGCTCGTATAATTACTTTTAGGATAATCTAAAAAGTATGGCAGTAGAGAAAATTAAAAAGGAGAATTAATAATGAAATTAGCACAAGAATATAATGAAGGATTGATAAAGCTTCCTATTTATGACGCTACAGTTTTGACAAAAGGTCAAGGACTTATTTGGGGAGCAGATGCTTCTTCTTCTGGTTCTTATAATGCGTTGGTTGATTGTGCAGATAAAGCAGAAAATATTTTTGCTGTATTAGCAGAAACACCATCGTCTGTAGTAACCAATCGAGGAACACCTATTATTTATCAAGCACAATGTCAGTTAGTAAATAACTCAAAAATCTTCAAGGCTTATTATGATCTAGCAACAAGTACGGATTTGGACGTAGCTTCTTCAACGTCTACAGTTCTTACAACTGCAACTCATGATGATAACCTTGACGGTTCTTGGATATATATTAATTCCGGTACTGGTGCTGGTCAATTACGTTATGTTAAAGCTGCAGATACAACTGATCTTACAGTCAACACAGCGTTTACCACAACACCTGATGCAACGTCTGATTTTATTATAATCAGACATGAAGGTATACCAACTGATGGAGTAGCACTTAATTCAACTTTTGATAAAATTCTTCCTGTTTTGAATGAAAGTTCAAGTCAGAAGATTTTAATTTTAAAGAATTTTGTTGAAGGTCCGATGGGTACAATGGAATTAGACATCACTGCGAATAGCCACCTTGAGTGCGATAATCTTAATACTAGAGGAGTACGTTTTTATTCTCTAATTATGTTTATTGACACTTTAGTTGCTGCTACTGGTCTTTAATAAGTAATTAATAATAGGAGGAAGAAATGTTTAAATTTTTACTTAATCATTTTGTCCAAAGAGTTTTAAAAAGTAATGTTGGTAATGTTCCTATATCAGCACAAAACTTTTCAAATCTTATGGCTCCTGGTGTTAGGGAAGTATTTTTTAATTCTTACGACGATACTGTAAGAACAGAATCTATGGTACCTCGCTTGTATAGAATGCTAGGGTCAACAAGACAAAATGAATATACTCTTTCAATATCAGCTATGGGTGATTTTGAAGATTTTGACGCAACAGGTCAGATCACTTATGACGATATTGCAGAAGGGTATAAAGCTACGTTTACGCATAAGGCGTGGACAAAGGGTATTAGAATTACACGTAAAGCTAAACAAAATGATCTTTATGGTATTTTTGACGATCTCCCTGCACAGCGAGGAATCGCAGCAGCAAGAACTCGTGAGAAACATGGAGCTTCACCGTTTAACGGAGCGTTTGCTGGTACATCGGGACCGGATAGCTTGTCTCTTTGTAATTCAGCACATACATCACCTGTTGATGGAGTTGCTAATCAATCAAATACAGGTACGGATACGTTGTCAAAGACCACAGTTTCTTCTGCACGTTTAGCAATGAAGAAATTTTATGGTCTTAATGGTGAGCGTATTGGGGTTAAGGGCGACATGATTCTTGCTAATATGGATAAAGAGCAAGACGCTTGGGAGATTATATCTTCTAAGGGTGAGCCTGAAACTGATAACAACAATGCCAATTTTCACTATGGCAAGTATAAATTAGCCGTATGGGATGATCTTACTAGTCAGTATGACTGGTTTATGATAGACAGCAAATTGATGAAACTTAATCTCTTATGGTTTGATAGAAACAAAATAGAATTAAATCAAGATACAGCTTTCAATACATATGAAGCTAGATATTCTGCGTATATGGAATATTCATATGGATGGAGAGATTACATCTGGATTTATGGAAATAATGCGTCTAGCTAACCGAAAGGAGATATGATATGAAAAAATTAATCATGCTTCTTTTAGCTCTTATGTTTGTTTTTACTAGCACTTGTTTTGCCGCTGATTGGTCAAAATATGAGTCAGGAAGAAACAATATAAGACTATCTGGTTATCAATCACAACCTGGATATATCGCATTTGAAGATGGCGATGGAACTGTCTTGGGTTATATGTGGATGTCAACAGGAAAAGGTCTTGTATGGTGTTCAGCTACTAGTGGTATTAGTTATACACTTGGTTCTAATTCAGAAGATTATCAACATGGAATGATAAATTTAGAAAATACTAAATTGACAAATTCTTATGGTGTTGCAATTTCACGATCATTTGATGGATCAATAACTGGACATTCGTATTAACAAAAATTATAGGGAGGGTTAATCCCCTCCCTATATTTATTTTTCAACCTTAACATAAGGAGAATAAAAGGAATTATGAACAATAAATTTAAAAACATATTTATAGTTTTAATAGTTCTTTCTGGTTTGTTTTGTTTTGGAGGAGCTTGGGATGCTTATACTTTAAAATTTAATTTTCAGAATCAGAATAATAGTTTTTATGTTGCACAACTTTCTTTCTTTTGGTTAATAACAGGATTGTTTGGAGCGTATTTAGTTTATACTAAAAATAAATATATGGGTGCCATGGTAGCGCTTTTATCTTTTGGTTTATTTAAAACTTTCTTATGTGACCATGCCCCTAAGACTTATATGTACGAGAGTGCATTGATAGGATATTCATTCTTTATTATTTATTACTTTATTAGACATTTTGAATTTAAAGAAAATATGTTGAAATGGTTAATGATACCAGCGTCGATAAATATATTTATTGTTTTTATACAAGCGTTTGATAAGTCACCAATACCTTTTTTAAATACAAGTCAAGTGTCTGGTCTTTTAGGTAATGAAGGAATGGCAGGTGTATATTTAGGATTAATAAGTATTGTATTTTTAAAGTATTGGAAATTAGGATATTTTATATCTTTAATTGCTATTATATTATGTGACGGATTTGTTGGGTTGATTGCTGCGATAGTAGGAGGATTGTTTTATTTGTTTTTTGATAATAAAAAATTGTTTATTTTATTTTTAATATTATTTTTATTTTGCGGAGCGTTTACTTTTAAATATCTTCCTGGTCAAGTAGGTAGAGCAAAAGAAAACGCAAGGTTAAGAATTTGCATGTTATTAGGTACTCTTGATGGCATTAAACATAATCCTATCTCTGGCTGGGGTGTAGGTAGTTTTATTCCGGTTGTATCTAAGATACTTCCAAAAGAAAGCGAACATTTTGGTACAAGATTTAATACAACCGTTGCAATAATGAATCATCCACATAACGAAGTTTTGTCTGGATGGTGGAAAGTCGGTATAGGTTTCCCTATATTAGTATTTTTAATAGTAATTAATTTATGTTCAAAATTTGAACATTCAAATATTTTATCCTTTTCAATGTTATTGTCTGGAGCTATTACATCAATGTTTTGGTTTTTTCCACCTCCGGCATTAATGGTCTTAATTTTAACAATAGCAATATATGAAAATGAACAAGGGGGACATTATGGTAAAAAAGACAATAAAAGAATTACCAAAAGTAGAAAAAAAAGAACCTGAAAAAAAGGTAATTAAAGAAAAAGACCCAAATCAAAAGTTAATTGACAAACGTAACGCTTTAATTGTTGAAGTTAGGTCTAGTCTTTTATCTAACGCTATGCTTAAACGTGGCGGTTCAGAAGCACGACGTATACATCAACAAGAGATTTATTCTCATAACGGTGTTATTAATGAGATAAATGTAATAGGTAAATATTTGGGGTTAGGTATAACTAATTTAGGAAAATTGAGGAAATAACACAATGTTTATTTTCAAGAAAACCAACAACAGTTGGAGTCATCGAAAAGATATTTTACACGAGAAAAGAAAAGAATTAGCAGAAAAAATAAAACCAGGAATGATGTCTACTAGTCAAATGAAAAAAGGGACAGATGGTTTTATGTCTCATGCAGAGCAAGTAGAGAAATACGATAAATGGAAAGAGTCTAATACTAATAATATGAAACAATGGAGTGATATAAATAAAGAGTTTAAGAAACATGGCGAAGAAGGTCGTGTACATACTCTTGACGATTTAAGAGATAATAAGATGAAGTTTGATTAAAAAAGGAGAACAAGATGGCAAATAGACTAAAAGCTAATCCAATTTATTTTAATATATTTAACGCTGACGCTGATTTAGCGAAACATGGCAACGCTTTTATAGTAAAAAAGATACGTTGGAAATCGGTTGCTGATGGAGATATACTTCGATTTGAAAATTTTAATAATGAAGTTATTTTTGAAGATATTAATACATCAGCAAGTGATTGGCGAGATATAGATTTTGGAGATAAAGGATTTAATTTTGGAAGTAAAGGTGTCCGTATAGATGTATCTGAATGTACAGGTATGGTTGCAGTAGACGGAACAGATGCAGTTTATATTTATCTAATATAAGGGGAAAATTATGCCTCAAAAACATTCAATAGGCGAGAATTTATATTCTTTATTTTATACTGTTCGTAAAAGATTATCAGAAACAACAGCTGCATATTGGTCTGATTTAGAAATATACGCAGAACTGAATAGAGGTCAACAACATATTGCTAAAGTATCAAAGTGTCTTACTAAAACTGTAACAGTCACAACAGTCGAGAATACACAAGAATATGATTTAGTTGATGAAGGATTTTCTGATATTATTGATATTTCAGAAAATGGTGTATGGTTTTATCAAAATGGTACAGTTTATAATTCTCTTACGTTTAAAACAATAAAAGATTTAAACAGAGAATTTCCAGGATGGAAAGGTGTTACTGCTTCAGTTCCTCAATATTATTATTACAATAAAACATCAAAAACAATAGGTATATATCCAAAGCCTAATGCTACGAATGTGGGTGCGTATTTATTTGTAGATGGTTCTTATAAACCTAAAATTCTTAATGCCGGAACAGCATCGGCTGGGGCAACTACTACTTTAACATTAGCAACTGGTAGTGCAACAGTTCCATATCCTAATCCATTAGCAGATTATTATAATGATTTGTATATAGAAATTTATGGTGGTACAGGTGCTGGAGAGCGAGCTAAAATTACAGATTACGCCGCTTCAGTATGTACAATAGATTTCACTACAACTCCTGATACAACAACAGTATACGGCATGGTTCCTGAGATATCAGAGGAAGCTCATTATTTAATGGAGTTATATGCTTTATGGAAACTATGGCCTAAGGGTGGCTCACGCACAACATTAGGTGAGAAGTTTAAAGCAGAGTATTTTCAAGGATTGTCTGAATTTGTTGGAGATTTTCTTGAAGATGAAGACGAAATGATTGTAAAGGATAGTTATAGATAAGGATTTTAAAGTATGCCAAAAAAATCAAAAATTAATATTGATAGATTAGATAACGCTAGTGAACTATATTTGTTGAATAGATTTGACGGTGGTTTTAACGATACTTATTCAAATGAAGTATTAAGAGATGAAGAAAGTATTGTACGTCAAAATTGGGGTAACGATGAAAATGGTTCTTTAGTAAAAGTTAATGGATACACAAAAGCAAACTCTACGACTATGGGGGCAAAACCTGTAAGGGGATTGTTTAGGTGTTACGAGAGTGACGGTACTAAGAAGTTGTTAGCATTGTGTAACGGTAAACTTTTCTATTCAGATGATGACGCAGCTTTCACACAAGAAGGAAATTCAACGGCGTATACTGAAACAGATTATTTTACTGGAGTTAATTATAATGATAAGTTTTTTCTTACAGGTAAGACAGAGAATTTACATGTTTATGATCCGGCAGCTGATACGTCAGCAGCAGCAACAGATCAGCCAACGGATCCATGTCAGATACTTTTAAAACGTGCTGATAGAAGATTGTTAGCTTTTGTTAATGCTGTAAATGGCTCTACTCTATATTATAGTAAGATTGACCCAACAGGAGCTGCAGCAGACGATTGGTCAGCTTCTAACGATGCAGGATCAATAGCAATAGACGGTGCTAAGAGTGAACCTTTACGTGGTGGTATGACGTTTGCTTCAATAGATATTATCTTTAAAGATTACGCAGCGTTTAAGGTATGGGGTTATCCAGCGCCACAAGCTGAGAGAATGCCAGGTAGTCCTGGATGTGCTGCTCCTTATTCAGTTTCACAAGGAGAGGGTCTAGGTTTTCACTTAGCACATGATGGTGTTTGGTTATGGGACGGTAATTTGTTTATTAAAATATCAGATCCTATAAAAACAACGATTGACGCTATTAGTTCTACTTATGTCCAAAACGCTTTTGGTGTATATAGAGAAGGTTATTATTGGTTATTTTATACAACAAGCGGTGATACTATTAATAAAAGTTGTATAGTATACGACGTTAAACATTCTAATCCATATGACAATAAAAACATATGGTTTAATCGTACAAATATGGAAATGAATTGCCCTGTTATTTTCAGCGGTGCAGGTGACGATAACGAGATTTATGCAGGTGTCTCTGCTGATACTGGATTTGTTTATAGGCTAGATTATTCAGCAACAGGGGCAGATGATACAAGTAATATTGTGGCTATTAATCAGAGTAAATATTTTCATTTTGGTTTTCCTAATTTAGTTAAAAGATTTAAAGCTATACGTATTAAATATTATTTATTAAGTGGAGAGATTACGTTTAACTGGTATACAAATAGAGGTGTTAAGACTGGTAATTATTCAGGTGCAACAGCAGGTGGAACAAAATTAGGTTCGTTTCAATTAGATGTAGATACGTTAGCTGGTGGTCTTACTGCATATCACGAGGAGAAGTTAACTGATAATTGTACTGGTAAAGATTTGTCAATAAAAGTAACGAATAATGCAACAGGAACAGCACCTAAAATTGAAGAGATTGAGGTGGAATGGGAGGCGTTATATTATGAAAGTTAAAACATTTTTAGTAATTTTAGTTTTAAGTTTACTCTGCACACCCGCACATGCTCTTAACTTATCAAGAGTAAAAACGTGGGGTTCTGAGATTTTAACAGCTGCAGATTTAAACGCAGAGTTTAATAATATACTCGATCATTCATTAACTAAAAATGATTTATCAGCAACAGCTGGTATTTTAGGCACACAAGTTGATTTTGTAGTAGCTCCTGCTATTGGTGCTACAACTCCAGCAGCTGCGGCGTTTACGACTTTATCGGCGAGTGGTGCAACGTCGTTATCAACTACGTTAGGTGTTACAGGTGAAACACTTTTTAGTGATAAAGCATCTTTTACGCAGGTAGATGATAAAGAATATATAGATAGTTTAGCAGATGGATATTTAGACTTTGAGGCTACAACAGGATTAAGATTTAGAATAAATGGAACTGAACAGATTAATTTAATAGACGGTGTTTTAGCTGGAACAACAGATAGTGATGTTAGTTTAGGTTCAACTACAAAAGAATTTAAAGATTTATGGATTGACGGGACAGCTAATATTGATAGTTTAGTTGCTGATGCTGCTGATATTAACGGCGGTACTTTAGGCGCAATTACAATTGACGGTAACTGGACAGCTCTTTCTCAAACGTGTGCTAATTTAGGTGCAGTCACAACAACCGGAGCGATAGGGTTAGGTGGCACGTTTACGGGTGGTGCTAATACAATTAGTGGAACAGCGTTTGATATGAACGGTGGAACTCTTGGAGGAGTTACTCTTGACGGTGCATTAACAATGTCGCTTGGTTCTGACGCTGATGGAGATATATACTATAGAACTTCTAACGTACTTACGAGATTAGCAAAAGGAACAACAAGCCAAGTATTGTTAGGGGGAGATGCTCCTAGTTGGGGTTTTGCTCCAATAAGATTTCAAGAATTTACTATTGCTGAAACTGGAAATGATTTTACTGTACCTACTGGGATTACTAAAGTATTTATTACAATGGTTGCTGGTGGTGGTGGTGGAGGCGGTGGACGCACGGGTACAGGTGGTGGTGGAGGAGGTGCTGGTGGTGGTGGAATTATTAATTTCCCAGTAGTTGTTACTTCTGAAGAGGTAATAACAGTTACCATAGGAGCTGCTGGAGTTTATGCTCTTGCTGAGGCTGACGGTGGTGACGGTGGAGATTCTTCTTTCGCTGCCGACTCTGGTACGATTACAGTTAGTGGAGGTCAAAAAGGTTTAACTACTAGTGGTGCAGGTGGAGTGGGAGGGGCAGGGTATAATATGGACGCAGGTACTCCATACGCTGCTGGAACTAAACAACGTAGCGGAACAGGCGGAACAGGTGATGCAGGCGGACAGGGTGGAGGCGGTGGCGGTTCTATTCTTGGAGATGGTGGTAGAGGAGGGTATGGATCTGGTGTTAGTCTTTATGGAGTTATAGGAACTGGGTATGGAGCAGGTGGAGGCGGTGGTGGCAATAGTAATATAAGTGGGGCTGGTACAGCAGGTTTTTGTTTAATTAAATGGTAACAAGAAACAGGAAACATAAATGAAACAACCCGACATAAATATACCCGCACCTAGATTTAAAAATGATCCTGATGCGTCACGTCAGATGGCGGCGTATACTTCTAAAATACAGGATTTGTTTAGGGATTTATATAGCAAAATAGGGACGGTTGAGGTTGTAAGTTCTGCTCCTGGTCTTACACAACTGGATGAACGAGGTTTACCTGACGGTAGTATGAGAAGCGACGTGAAAATACTTGACGATGCGACACAGTCGAATAGGAAATTATATTATCGTAGTGGTTCTAATTTACGATTAATTGATTCAGCCTAGTAACTATATATGATATTCACACTTGAAAATCAAGATGGATTTGTTACAGCATTTATTGAATGGGATGTTTTAGATCATAGGGGACAGTTTGATAATAACGGAGATTATATTTGTATACGTGAAGCGTGGATTCATAAATCTATAAGACGTAGCGATGCTTTAGGAGAGTTAAGTTTAAAAATATATAATGATAAGTATACACAAAAATCACGTTTCGTTTATTGGGAAACATTTAGAATGAATGGAAAAAAGATAACAGATTTAGATAAAAAAGATATGGCAATTCATAAAAATAGAAAGCCTATCCTAAAAGAAAAAATATTAAATAAAATTCTTAAAAAAGGATATTGCCATGAGTAGCCCTAAAAAACCAGAAGCACCTGAATATCAATTACCAGCATGGGCTGAAGGATTACCCACAGAAACACTTGACTTAATACGGCAAGGATATGGTAAACAAGTTTCTACTCCGCAGGAGTATGATCTAGCAAGTCAGGCGTTACAAGGTTTACTTGGACACGAACCTACTCCGACGACTATAGGGATGCCAGAAGATTACGCTACTGCTCGTCAAGGGTTTACTGAGTTAGCAGGGTATCAGCCTGACCAATTTAAACTTCCAATGGAAGAAATCCAACAAGCTCTATCCGCTCAACAAGCCATACAGATGGAACAATATCAAAAGCAAATTAGACCTATGTTAGCACAACAAGGTCAGCTTGATTCAACGTATTATACAAATCTAATTGGTGATTATATGAAAGGTCAGCAAGCACAAACATATGGAACTACTGCTGATTTACTAACTCAACAAGCACAACAGAATGCACAGACACAACAATGGCTACCTCAATTTCAATCAGGGGTTTATGGTTCGTTGGCTAATTTAGGAACTCAACAGTCGTCTATAGATCAGTATAATGCAGGAATACAAAATCAATTTGCACAGTTTACGCCACAGCTTCAATCACAAGTAGCCGGACAATTATCTGGACTTGGTGGACAAAGAACGGCCTTAGATCAATTTAATCTAACTGTTCCTTATCAGACATATATACCAGCGTTACAACAACAATATAGTCAAGGGTTAGAAGAAGGTGGACAGAGAACGGCACAAGCAAACGTAGGATTCCAAGCTGATTTACAAGAGTATCAACGTCAACAAGCACAAAGACAACAGTTGATTCAATCGGGCGTTGGTTTGGGTATGGGTGCATTAACAGGTGGATTAAGTGGTGCGGCTGGATTGTTTGGCTCGCAAGTAGGTGCCGGCGGTGGTGCGTTAATGGGTATGCAAGGGATTAATCCACAATCTTATTCTATGTCACAAAGTTTAGGTAATATTTTTGGTGGTGGTGGCGGTGGATTACCTCAAACCCCGTCAGGTTCAACTGGTAATTTTCAATTTAATCCATATAAATATAAGTCGATAATTGGTTCACAAAATTAGCAAGGAGATATCATGCCAGCAATAGATTATTTAAGTGCAATAGCGAATGAATTAAATCGTAACAGATTGAATCGTCAAGGTTCAGACGATGCGTTACGTCAGGCATTGATGAAAGCTAAGATTGAACAGAGTACGAAACAAATTGATCCTAGTAATATACTTTCTCAGCTTGAACTTATGAATGTTATTAGACAAATGAAAGCTGGCGGTCAATTTCCACAAGGTCAAGGTGGTCAATTACCTAGTCAAGTACAACCTCCACCACCGATAAGTCAACCACCACAATTAGGGCAAGCACCACAAATTCAAGCCCCTCAGACGCCCCCTATTCAACGATCTCAACCTAATATTCCACAGTTAGGTCAAACACAGAGTAGTTTGGGACAGCCACAAGGGCAACCACCCCTACAGATACAACAACAAGGTCAACCTCAAGTGTCACCATTTACAACTATATCTGATACGTCTGCTGGTAAATATGGTCAACCCGTAGAAACACGAAAAACTGTTACAAACCCTGCTTATATTCCTCCTACAGAATTAGCAAAGATGCGTAATGAAAAAGTAAAATTTGAGCAGAAACAAAAAGAAACAAAAAAAATACAAGAACAGAAAAAACAAAATTTATTTCAATCTGTAGATGATACATTAAAAACAATAGGTGAAATTGAAAAAGGTATAAAATATTTTGGAGCAGCTGGTAATGTACCTGCTTTACCTTTTGAATACGGAAAGAAAAATTGGGAAGTTAATTTAAATAAATTAATGGCAAAACAAGTTTTAAAAGTTATGTCAGATTTAAAAGCTGCTAGCAGGACAGGTTCAACTGGATTTGGACAACTTAGTGAAAAAGAACTTGCTTTATTACAAAATGCGGCGACAGTATTAAGAAAAGGATTGAGTGAAGAAGATGCACAAAGATATTTGAATCAAATAAAAAATATAACTAATAAAGTATTCATAGGATCTAATCGGCCGGCACATAAAAAAACTAAACCACAACAAACAAAATTTAATTATCTTTGGGAACAATAAAATGCCAAAATCATGGAAACAAATTTTAATGTCTCATCAGTATAAACAACTTTCTCCAAAAAATAAAGTTGATGCTAAAAAATCATATTGGACGGATGTTGTTAATCAACGTTCAGAGTTTCAATCGTTATCTAGTCAAGATAAAAATACGGCACAACAACAATTTTTTGGTGGGAGATTAATAGAAGAAGTTCCACAGCAAAAAATAAATATACCTCTGGAAACGGCAAAAGGAACTGCTAGAGTTATTGGCAAAAGTGCTGGTAAATTAGGTAGTGCAATGATAACACCAATACGTCACCCGATACAGACAGCAAAAGGACTTGGTGGTCTTGCCGTAGGAACTGCTCAGAAATTAATACCAGGCCGGCAAGCACAGGAAAGATATCCTGAAGCACTAGGACAAGAATATAAAAAAAGATATGGTGGTGTTGAAAATATAGCTGAAACAGTTGCTACTGATCCGTTTGCATTTCTTTCTGATGTAGCATTGGCTGGTGGAGTAGCTGGTGGTGCTTTAAAAACTGCTGGAAAATTAGGGAAAGTTCCTGCATTAACAAGAGCCGGACAGGCTCCATTGACAACACAAACAGTAGCTAAAACAGGACAGGCTCTTAGAAAAACATCTATAGGCAAAATGACATTCCCAACTAAAGCGCAAAGAGTTAATAATGTTATTGATGCTGGTATAAGTAAAGCTGTTCGACCTTCTACTTTAGGTAAAAGAAATTTTAGCCAAATTAAGTCATATAAAAATAAATCTCAAGACGCTGTTAAAACAATAGTAGAAAACAAATCAAAGCTTAATCTTGTTGATGATGCTGGTAATACTGTTAATAGACTTCCTCAAACATTAGATGAATTTTCTCAAGCCATTGAACAGACAAAAACAACAATGTTTAATACATATGACGATTTAACTAAACAAACAGGACAACAAGGTGGCTCTGTTGATTTAGGCAGAATGTCGGATAAACTTACTCCTATTATTAAAAATAGAGCTATATATGCAAAAGACCCTAGAGTTATTCAACATGCTGTAGAGATACAAAAAAGATTTAAAGAAATAGGTAAGGTTGGAGTTAAGGAAGCTGACGATTTAGTAAAGTTTTATAACAATAGCTTAACAGCTTATAATAAAAATCCTACTTATGATATGGCAAATATAGTTGATGTTGATGCTTTAATTGTGAATAATCTAAGAACTTCTTTAGATAAAACAATAAGTTCGGCTACTGGAAGAAATTTTCAAGCTATTAAAAATAAATATGGTTCATTAAAAGTAATAGAAAAAGATGTTGCCAGTAGAGCTACAGTATATGGACGACAAAACATAAAAGGATTAGCTGATTATACTGATATATTTTCAGCAGGTGATGCTATTAGAGGTATAATTAGCAGAAATCCTGCTTTAATAGCTAAGAGTATATTACAACATACAGCAAAACAGTCTATAAAGAAAATAAATGATGCGAATAATATTGTTAAAAATATGTTTAAACAAGTTGATAAGTTTCACGAACCTATTCCATTATCCATTACACCTGAAATATTAGGTGGTAAAACTATCCCTGTTGGTGGTAGACAAGGATTACCTTACCAACAAAGACTAGGACTACCATCACCAAGAGATGTTCCATATAGAGGAACAGGACAACGATCAACAGGTCAAAAACCAATTATATTACCGAGCCAACAAGGTCAAGGAGTTGTTTATGGACAAAGTCCTATTTTAAAACTACCTTCTCCGCAAACAGTTAGTCCAGATCCATGGATTCATGGCAAATGGTTTAAAATGAGGAGATAACATGTTAATCTATAAAATAGATGTATCAGAAACAGCGTCATCAGGAGCATGGAGTTTTAATACTCCTAAAATAGCTAACGGATTATTAAAACAAATTATTATAAAAGCAGCGACAGCGACGACGACTTTTGACGTTACTATTACAGACGATAAAGATAATATAGTTTATTTTACTGATACAAAAGCAACTGGAACATTAAGACATGAAGTTAATGTTCCGTTTAAAGGTATACATACGATAGATGTTAGTAATTCATCAGTTGACGAAGCGTTTACTGGTAAAATTTCAATACAAGAATTATAACAACCTAAATATTAGGAGAAATTATGTTTAATAATAAAAAAATAGCATCGTTAGAAAAAGAAGTATCTGGGTTAAGAAATGACTTAATTATGGATAGAAATTCTTTTATTGAAAAGCTAAAAGTTTTTGAATCTAAAATATGTAATATAGACACTAACACTAAAAAACTAGAAGAAAACAACATGAGGATTGGTTCTTATAAAAAATCAGAAATTGATTCTTATGAAAGATTACAAGAAGAAATATCAGAATTAAGAAATACATTTTCTATAAATAAAGATGATCTTATTGAAAAGTTAGAAGATAGCGAAAATCAAAATTGTGTTTTATCTAATAATATTAAAGATGTTGAAAAGAAGTTGGAAGAAAATAGAATAAAAATTGATTATTATAATAAAACTATTGCTGATATTTCTTTAGATTATAAAGAATTATTTAAAAATATTTGTATATCAAGTGCGAAAGAACAACAAAGACAGTCAGAGTTAGAGTTGAAGTGGGAGAGAGATAAACTTTTAAAAGGTAATATACTTATACAAAAAGGTGCTGATGTAATTGATAGACGTAAAGAAATATTCGACGCTATGTTAAATGCTGAAAAGAAAGAAAATTCTAAAGATTATATAAATCTAAAAGAACAACTTAAATCCTTTGACTGGATATTGGAGAAAATAAATGAAAAAAATTAGCTTAGTTGTTTTGTTTGTTTTTGTGAGTATAACTGTTTACGCTGCTGAGATTGTAAGAATTGCTCCGTTGACTATAAGTATTGCAAATAATACAACAACAATAACAACTTCAGCAACAGCAATTCCTGGAACAAGTTTAGTTGGGAGAGAAACTATTGCTATTTGTTTAAATGATACAACAGATACGGTATATATTGGAAATTCTAGTGTTTCAACAGCAAATGGACTACCACTAGATTCTTCTAGGCCTTGTCTTAATGTAGATGCTGATGATAGTATAATTTTTTATGGTATTGTATCAGCTGGTACGGCTGATGTTCGAAGTTTAGAAATAAAATAATTT